TTACTCGGGCAGGCTTGCAAAGTACCTTGCGGCCTTTTTTAAGATATCCCGTTCCTCTTCAGTTTGTTTGAGCTGACTTTTAAGGCGTAGAATTTCTTTCTTTGCTTCGAGCAGTTCATGTTCATCAGAGTTATTATGTAAAGGCTGTACTGCCTTTAGCCATTTATAAATGCTGTGCTGTGATACACCTAAACGTTCTGCAACATCGGTGACAGAATATCCACGTTCAGTAATCAATTTGACAGCTTCATCTTTAAATTCTGGGGTGTATCGTTGTCCACTCATAAGGTTCTCTCCTATGCAAAAAGAATAGACGATATTTGTCTAGGAGAATGGTGGCAGTCCAAGAATAGACGATATTTGTCTAGGAGAGTGGTGGCAGTCCAATAATAGATTGAGTCGTTTGATAAAGGTCTTCTATCCTTGTAAAGTATATAAGCTTCAGCAACTGTTGGAATTAACCTAGATAGTTCCTGATTAGAAAGATAATCAACGCGAACCTGCTTTTTTTGTTGAACTGGATCTACTCCTTCATCCATTAAAATAAGTAGACGCTTAGCTTCAGCTCTGGCTTGCTCAAGTGTATAAACGCCGTGCTTTCCTATCACTTTGCGCTTTGATTTGGCATCTTCTTTTCTGCAAAATAGCTTTTTGTCTTACCGACGCACAAACCAAATCCTATTGTCGCAGTATCTCGATAGAAAACTTGTTTATCCTGACAAAGTGGGATTGAATCTATTGCTGATTTTTTAAATTTAATATGATTGGCCATTTCAGTTATAGCAGTGATAAGCAATTTCTAACGATACAACACAATAATTATGAAGTCTATTAAGGGTCTATTTTTGAAGAGAATATGGGTGGTTTTGAGATGAGGTCTTTATCTAAATTATTGTTATATAAAATTAAAAATGCCTCCGAAGATGCCGCTGCAATGTCTTTACCCTTGAACCCTTAAGTTCAAGGTTTACACTAAATTGTATTCAACATTAAGCAACAATAAGGTATAAATAATCATTCAAAATCAATAAATTAATGTATTAATCAACATTAATCAATAATAAAATATATTAGAAAATAATTTTTTAGTATACACAGAGTATACTTTTATTTTGGATTTTTGGTATACACAGGGTATACACCAAAATAACTATCGTAGACAAAATTAAAGCGGCTCAATTGGCCGCTTGCATTGAAGTGCTTTTTAGCTTCTGTCGATTAAAATACTCTATAGCATCTGATTTTTGATAGCTAACTTTTCTTGCACCTTTTGTGAACGGAATGCCGCCACCAGTACATCTTTTTAATTGTAGCCATGACATTGACACGTTAAAAACAATTGCGATGGTTTCTGGTGGAAAAAAAGCATTGTTGGGTGCATCCCAGAATTGTTTAGAATGTACCAATTTATCATCAGCAGTCATACGTTCTAGCTTAGATGGGTGTTTTGACATTTCAACCTCTAATGAGAAGATTTTTGCTCAAAATTGATAATATGTAGACAATTTGAGCAAAATATTTCACAATTTACTGAATGATTCATATTTTTCATAAGCAGCTTGGACAGAGCCAAGTTCGTACGAACCACTCTTCATTTCAAAAATTTCGTAAATGGTGTAAGCCGAGTTAAGTGTGGCAAATAGTTCAGTAGTTTGAAAAAACTGTTCAAAAGATTCATGCATCATGACACCTCTTTTAAACTTTCAATCAATGTAGAGTTTTTGCCCGCACCACACTCTAAACAGTGTGTGTACATGCCTTGCTCATTGCCAGATTCTTCATCAGGCTCAAAGTTGGCAGGGTATTCAGAAGCATCTAAAAACACCGTATTCACGATGAGTCCGTTGCGCTTGTAGTGAACATGTGGGGCTAAACCATAATATGGAAAAACGCTATCATCATCGCCGTTCCAGCAGTGGTCGCAGTATTTTGAGATCATGCCTGCACCTCGAATACTTTACGAAGTGCCGCCGCTACTTGTTTAATTTCTTCTTCTGAAGCCCATGCACCAAAGGTATAATCATTTAAATCCTTATGTTGGACTTGCCTGTAGCCACTCGAATAAGTGTTAGACAATATCCAAACAACTTCACCTTTTTTAAGGGTTCGGTTTATTGGCGCAGGCACTTCAATGCCATTAATTGAGATGGTGCGGGGTTTAATCCAAAACTGATAATTGCAATTTGGATCAAGAGCTAATGCCAAATATGGAGGGTGTTCAATAAATCTTTTTGCATCAGCAATAGATTCTGAATTTGCCTTCCATAGAACATCCTCACCATCCGCTAAAGCGCGAAGGGCATCAGCACCGCTGATTAAGCCATTTTGTTTTCTGTGCTTTACAGCAAGATCGCGAAGTTGAGGCAGGGTGAGTTCTTGGCACTCTTCCAAATTTGTATCGCTGCTGTAAAAGCTTCCGCTGCCATCTTCAAAAACTACAACCCATGCAACATATTTTTCATACTTAGATGAGTCAAGACTAAAACCCAAATCATGGAAAAGATCACGAGCTTCTCGACTTTCAGCTTCATTGTTGACGGGGATTTTGTAGTTATTCATTGTCCTGTCTCACTAAAAAACACATCAATCTCATCAAGCGATTGAGCATCAATAAAACGATCACCGTCAATGCATTGGACACAATCACCGGTAGCAATCATGTAGGTTTTTGCTGCATCAGCATTGTTAAATTTTTTAAGTGGTTTCTTGAACCATTCTTGCGTATAGAACATTTTATCTTGATGTTCTTGTGGAGAGCCAAGCCATAGAGCAGGGCGGATCCAGCGACCTGCTTGAAAAAAGTTATCCATATTTCCAAGCGAATAATTGATTTCTTTGCGCATGCGCGCAACCGCGGCAAAAGCAATATCACCTGATTCAGCAGGCATTTGTTCAGGTTCGCTATCTGGCTCTCCAACAATTTCAACACAATACAGAACTTTGTCACTGCCAGTAGTCAACGGCATGATCAGAGCTTTGGCTTCCGCATAATCTGTACGAAAAAAATTGATTATTGCAGCATCTGTTTGACCCAATGGCGTAACCTTATGGTATGCAATCTCACCCAAAGCATGTGTAATTTCAACCATGGTCTGTAAGTATTGAGGATTGAATACTGGCATGTCATTGTTAATAAAACTGCATTCATGATATTCAGGAATTACCTTTTTCCAGTTTATGTAGGCATATGTAAAGTAACTTTTAAACCCTTCATAGGCGCAATATGCGTTCGGGATTTCTAAGTTACCCGAATTAAGATCGGTATCAAATACCAGTTTGCAATTTCGATATGATGAAAAGCTCTCAATTTTTTCCAGAAATGATTCAACATGCGGTTTAGGAATTTGAATTTTTATTTCTGTATCTACACCATCCAGCGGTGAAAAAAACATAATATGCCCATTTGTTGCCACAATATGACCATTATCAATGGCGATGTTTTCAAGCATTGGTCGCCAGTCTTCATTTTCGGCAGCACATAACGATGCTGCTTTAAGTAATGCGATTGGTAAAATAATTTCGTGTTGCATGGACTTTCCTCTCTGATTTATTGAATACCCCATCGGCACGGCGGGGCGACCGCATATATCCCATTGCCTAGTGATTGTTGTTCATAGCTACTCGCTCAAATGTGGCAGGACACATAGGAAGCTTAAGGAGTTGCTTTTTCGCTAATTCTCGATCACCTACCGAGCTACATGCTGACCCACCACGCTTACAGCAAAGCAAACATCCTTGTTGGTGCACGTTGAAACTGATTTATCCAGCCACAGCTAAATAACAAAAATGAATAGCGATCCACACCACCAGAGCTAAAGCCAAAAACAATGAAAATTCTTTAGCATTCACCCAAACGTACTGCCAACGAGCAGGGCGTTGCTCTTGAGCAGTGGGGTGTTGATATAGGATTGGAGTTGTTTGACTCTCTATAATTTTTTGTTTCATAATATCCTCGTAAGTTTGCAAGTGCTTATGTGAAGCCCCTACGCCGTCCAAAGTGAAGGGGCTTTTTTATAGGTTAGGCGGTAAATGTACCGATACGAACAGGATTTTCAGGAAGCAACTCAAGGACTGCACCCTTAAACTCTTTGACGATTTCGTCCAAAATTAATTCTTCTTTAACGATTTGAAGCGCAAATACAGGCTTGTCATCGCTCGTATTGATTAAAATACGCAATACAATTAGGCGAGAATCAAGACCGATATAAGCTGGATCGTGAATTTTAAAATAGGCTGGTGTTGCAGCATCATTTGATCGTGCTTCAACTTGTTCAAAGCGAGAACGGCTTTCAGATAAATTACCAACCGCAGCATCAACATTTACTGATGCGCCAATTTGCATATTGCGTACAGCAGCTAAAGCTTGTGCGCCACCAATTACTTCACCTGCTTCATCCGTAATTTCTAGAACACTTACCCAGTCTTCAAGAAAGACAGCAAATTCACGTTGTGATAATTTTTTGTCTTTGAGATTTTGCAGCTTTGTCCAAACCACTGTTGGCTCAAGCTGCAAGATAGCCTTGTGGTCACAGTGACCTTGTGCATATTTGTGTTGATGATAATTTAGCAGTGCAACAGCACGCATGTTTTTATGATCTACAAAAACAGGGGCAGCATTTGGAATAACAACTTCATCATGTTGATGTGGGTTGCTTGCCAAAACATAGCTTTTAAAATCTTCAAATGATGGTGTAGCTAAAATCCCACGAGCACGATTACGTCCATCTTGAAATTCTTCAAGATCCATAACACTATATTTATCATGTATAGCAGCAAGATCACCGCGTACAAGTTCAATACCCGGTTTAGCTAGTTCAACAATTGCATTTGCTTCTGTGTTTTCCATTTGTAGTCACTCTACTGGTTGTAAAAAGGATGAATTAAAAGTGGAGCGCCGTTAAGCACGCTCATGTTCTTTAAATAATTGGCTGGTATGATTGGCGAAAATGGTGACGCTGCCATCTGTATTGAGATACATTGGAGTTTCAGAGGTTGTATCTTCTGAACGCTTGCCTTTGGCAGTAGGTTCCACATAGGCCAAAGTGTGAGAAATGTTGACTTGGTTAGATTCACCGATTCGAGAAATATCCAAGGTCACTTGGACTTTGCCTTTTTTACCATTTGCCACTACGCCTTGAGCAACTTCTGAAATTGCAATCCCAAGCTGTTGTGAGAAATTACCGCCTGAAAGGTCGGCTACAAATTGCGGGGCATCGGTTTGTTTGATTGACATGTTATTACCTCACTCGTGTTGTTAGCCTCGCTTTTTGTTTTGGCGAGGATTTGTTGTCTGTGAGGTAAATTTATCAAAAGATAATTTATCAAGCAATAGCATTTGATAAATAAATTTATCTATTTTTCTAAATATTGATAATTTAATGATATTTTTATAATAAAAAAACCTGATAAAATTATCAGGCTCTCAATGTACATTTATGTAAATTTTTTATAGTTCACCACACCGCCATTTGATAAGCCCCTTGATTCTTATATTCTGAAGATCATCAATTGACATAATTTCATCTGGATATGTTGTTTTATCAGGATTATCACTAACTATTCTTAAACCACCATTCGATAGCTTGAATAGGCGTTTAATGCGTAATTCATTATTTGCAACGAATGCATAAATTTTATCACTTACAACATGTTCAATACTATTTACTCTTAAATCAGCCAAAACAGCATCACTATGATTAATTTTTGGCTCCATACTTCGACCATCACCACAAATAATGCCTGTTTCTTCATGATTAAACGATAAGCCATGTTTTCTAAGAAAACTACTCTTAAAGACTAAACCGCCTTTTATTAGGTCATCTTCGTTGGTATAGCCGTGTCCACATGCTGCCTTTACATCATACATTGGAATAATGACATATTCGGAATCATCTAGTTGTGTTGGTCGAAGAACACCATTTTCAATTTTACTTTTCCCAAAAGGGCTGTTCTCGTCAAGGGAATCTAAGAAGTTAACATCAAGGTTAAGATTTTTTTCTATTTGTCTGGCCTTCATCTCACTCACGCCTCTAGCCCCCTTTTGATCAGGCTCCATAAGCATCTGAGAAAGATATGTTTTATCAATTCCAACAGCAGCCGCTATATCCTCTTGACGATCATAAATCTTATCAGAGGTAAGTTGATCAATTAGCTTACGAAGATTTTTACGCCGTATTTCTTTCAAGTTCATGTTTAAAACATTCATAAGACAACCATTTATCAAATGATAACAACCACAGCTAAATTAAGCTAATTATCCTATTGCATTTCTATTTATCAAAAGATAAACTAAATTGATAAATTAATTATCAATAGGATTAGCAATGGCTGCTCAAAAGCAATCACTTTCTAGCTACCTTAATTCTCTACACACAAAAGAAGCAAAAGAGAATTTTGCTAAGAAATGCAAAACAAGCCTTGGTTACTTGAGATTAGTAACGTCAGGTGTACGTCAATGCAGCGCAACTCTTGCAATTGCGATAGATCGAGAGAGCAAAGGTCAAGTGACATGCGAAGAGTTATGTCCTGAAGCTGATTTTGCATATTTGCGTAATTCCAATACCGAAGTTGCTTAACCCATTCTCACAAAACGCCGTCATTCGGTAAACGTGAATAAATTCAAGGATTCACATATGGAAATTTCACAAGAAACAAAAACTGCGCTTTACAAGATGATCCACCACTCAGAGGGCGTTACACCTAAAGATGTGGCAGACGTTTTAGATATTTCGCACAAAACTGTTTTGAACTATGCAAATCCGAATATGGACCAGCATTTACCAAGCCTTAAAGCATTTGAAACAACTTTGATTTATACGCAGAACCCAGCGGTGCTTAAAGTTTGGGCGCATAAATTGGGCTTAATGATGGTGCCAGTTAAGCAGGCAACTGAAAAAGAACACCAGGTCAGTGTGCTTGAGTCGTTATTACATCTAAACATTCATAACGGCCAAATGAACAAACATGTGCATGACATTCTGGAAGATGGTGTGGTTACACCTGACGAATTGGGCGAAACCCTACTTTTAATTGAGTCATTAGAACAAGAGCTTGCCAGTTTTAGAAAAGCGATCGAAACAGAGGCAAAGAAATATTTATCGGCTGCACAAACAGAAAAAGCCTGATTTCACGGATCAGGCTTTTAACGTTGATAACCAAAAGGAAATCAAATGAACATGTTGGCTAAATTTAATCACGAACAACAGGTGATGTCTAGTAAAGAGTTACTAGAATTGATCAATCAGGTTCGTCAAGGCATGGGTGAGCCGTTACTTCGTCTGAACAGTTTTAATGCAAAAATTGAAGATGAGCTTGACGGGGAGAACTACACAAAAAATGTAGTTCAAAATTTCAACAATACCGAGTCAGTCGTTTTTGATCTAACACTTGAGCAGTGCATGTTGATCGGGATGCGTGAATCGAAATCGGTTCGCCGTCATGTTCTGCATAAATTGAAAGAAATGGAGGTGCAGCAATCGCATGAGCTCAGTCGCTTAGAAATTTTGCAACTAGCACTTGATTCAGAACAAAAAGCGATTGCCTTACAACAGAAAGTTGCAGTGTTAGAACCTAAGGCGCAGGCATTAGATGTGATTGCAGACACCACAAACACGTACAGCATCCGCGAGTGTGCCAAGACCATTGGCATCCAAGAAACCAAGTTGATTGATTTCATGCTCAAAAAACAGTGGGTGTATCGAGAGAACAGCAGACACCGCCGTTTATGTGCTTATGCGCATCGAGTAGAGCAAAAAGTAATGGTTAATAAAGTTTCAAAGGTCGTGGCTTGTGACGATGGTGACAAGGTTTTTACTCAGGCACGTATCACGGCGTTTGGTTTGACTCGCTTAACTGCGGCTATTGAAAAGGCGGGTTTGAAATGAGGTATTTGTCACTTTTTTCTGGTATCGAAGCGGCAACTGTAGCTTGGAAACCTTTAGGATGGACGTGCGTTGCTGTATCAGAAATTGAGAAGTTTCCTTGTGCTTTACTAGCTCATTACTATAGCAATGTTCCAAATTTGGGTGATGTCACAAAAATAACAGAAGAGCAAATTAAATCACTTGGACGAATTGATTTAGTTGTATTTGGCTCTCCTTGTCAGGATTTATCTGTAGCTGGCAATAGAAAGGGGTTTGATGGTGAGCGCAGCAGCTTATTCTTCGCGGCAATTAGAATTATTCGATGGGCTAAACAATTCTGCCAATGCCGATTTGCACTCTGGGAAAACGTGCCAGGCGCTTTTAGCTCAAACAAAGGTGCCGACTTTGCAGCAGTGGTTGAGCAAATGGCAGGATGCAGAAATATTACAACACCCAAAAACGGGTGGGGAAGCGAGGGCGCAGCGTTGGGCGACTTTGGATTGCTCGAATGGGCAGTATTGGACGCGCAATGGTTCGGCGTGGCGCAGCGACGCAAGCGTGTGTTTGCTCTCATCGATTTTGGAAACTGGTTTGATCGACAACCGATACTTCTTGAGCCAGAAAGCTTGCGTGGGAATCCTACGCAGAGCGGCCGCACGAAAAAAGACAATTCCTCCGCTGTTGCTAAATGCCTTACAAGACGTGGCGCAGGCGGTTTAAATCAAGATCCTGAAACAGCAAATTTTGTTGTGCACGGCTCACAAGACCCAAATATTAATTATGACTTAGCGCATTGTCTTGGTCGTAATAGAGGGCGTGAAAATGTTGTTTTTGAAACCGCTGCGACACTCACCCGAGGATTTGGAGACAGGGGGGTGGATGCTGATCAGATTGCAAATGGTAACTGTGCAATACAGAACAAAAAAGTAAGACGTCTAACCCCTCTTGAATGTGAGCGACTCCAAGGATTTCCAGACAATTATACAAATATACCTGGTGCAACTGACACACCAAGATATTCAGTTCTAGGTAATTCAATGGCTGTTCCTGTAATGCGTTGGATAGGCGGACAGATTCAAAAAGTTATTGGGACAATTGTATGAGCAAATTTATCCCTAACTCATTCCAAGTACCAAACGCTTTTGTCGATGAAGTTTTAGACAAAATATCTGATTCAGCTTGCAAAATTTACCTTGTGATTTGTCGCAAAACACGTGGCTGGAATAAAGAAATGGATTCTATTTCTTTAACCCAGTTTGAAGAAATTACAGGTAAAAGCCGTCCAACCATCGTCAAATGCCTTAAAGAATTGATCAAAATTGGACTTGTTATTGAAGAAGAAAGCACGATCCACGGTAATACATTTAAGCTTGGAAATGAGACTTCAATTGGCTGTGTTTTAAACTTTCCTAGTAAAAATATTTTACTAGATGAATCAAATTCGAGTAGTAAAAAATATTTACCACTGCTAGTTAAAAATTTTAACCACGCTAGTAAAAATATTTTACCGCTGCTAGTAAAAATTTTTAACACACAAAGTATCACTATCAAAAACAACTCTCAAAGTAATAAAAAAATAAATAAAAAAGATTCGGCTCAACAACCTGAATCTAAAAAATCTGAGAGTCAAAAATCAGAGAAATTTGATTTTAAAAACGCACTCATTGAAAACGGCGTTTCTGAAAAACTCGCTACTGAGTTCATGCAAGTTCGTAAGGCCAAAGGCGGCGTAAGCACTGAACGTGCATTTTCACTTCTTTCAAAACAGATTGAGAAAGCGAATCTCAGTTTCGTACAAGCGATTGAGTTTTGTTTGAACCGCCAAAAGCCTTGGGCAGCGTTTGAAGCGCAATGGTATTTCAACGAACAGAATCGTTCTTCACAGCCTCAGCAAACAAATCAGCGTTACCAACGCCGTTTTGGTAACTCACAGCCACAAGCGCCAGAAATGCGCGATGTAATGGGAGAGCATGCATGAGCAATATTCAATTATTCCAAGATGCATTTGCCGTGGATTTTCCAGTTGACGTGGCTGAAATGGTTCTTTCACGCATTGAAATGATTCATGGCGCAGATTTCCAAAAGCTCTATGGCCATTTGTCGAATGATGAGCTTACACAGCTTGCATGCACAGTTCTTGACGGTATTTCACCAGTTGAGCTTAAGCGCGGTATTCAACGCATGAATACTGAGAAGTGGTGCCCGAAGTTACCAGAGTTCCGTTCATGGTGCGTTCAGGCGGGTGACTGGTGGACTGCTGATCAAGCTTGGGCAAAGACTTTGAATTTTATCAATGACAACAATCTGCCAATCACAACGCTGGCAAAAGCGGCATTTGATGAAGTGAAACATATTCTAGAAAACGAGGGTCAAAAATCGGCACATTACGCTTTCAAAGATATTTACCAGGATTACCTTGTTCGGGCGCAAAAAAAAGGCAAAACCCAAGAAATGTGGGTCAAACCTAAAAAAACACACAAGTTAACCCATGACCGCAAAACTGTGCAATGTCCAGCACACCTTATGAAACAAGTTAAGGGCTTGAATAAGCTGTCAAAAGGAGACGCAGCATGACTCCTACAGATGCAACATATATTGAAAATGATGGCACATATTGGAAGTCGGAAAATGGTTGTTGGTATTACTGGGATGAAATATTTGAATGGTGTTTTTATGTGGGCCCAGTCAACCAAATGTTTTTTGGAAATAAAAGAGAAATTGGGGTGAACAATGAACGCACATAAATTTGTAGCAGAAAAAGGGATTGAGAGAGCTAAAGCGGTTTTAGAGGGTGCGCCTGATTGGGCTACACACTTTAATCAAAACTCACTTGGCGGACATTATGCAAAAGAGGTGCTTTTCAAAAGGGATTTTCGGTGGGCTTGGTATAACAAGATTAATCAATCTTGGTACTACGACTTTGCGGAACACAATCATTTTGAACTATCAGAACTCAAACAGGTGGTTGATTCGATTGAAATCGTCAAAGAAAAAGGCGGATTAACATTAACAAAAGGATTGTTGGATCTTGGAAAACACTTAGCGGATTGGATGGAAAAAGGTAGTGAAAAAATGCCACCAAACAAGCCAGACAAAACAAATTTAATACGATGTGAAAAAGCCATCGCAGACTACGAACTTGTTGAGTCTTTTAAATCAAAAAATGATCAAATCGTTTGCTGGTCTTGCAATCAAAATATGTCTTCAAAACAGCGTGGCAATAATGATGGTTTTTGTATTCATTGTGGTGCAGAGATCGAAGTCTTAGACATGACGGATGTGAGTCCGTGTTGTGCTGTGCGCAATGGATAATTTTGAAGAGTGGTTCACATCTCAAGACTTTTATACAAATCTTCACTTCATTCATGGCGATGCACTCTTTTTTAAAGATGGTGATGTGTATCGGGTTTTGACTGTGCGTATTGCGAGTGAAGCATGGCAAGAGCAGCAAAAAGAAATTAGATGGCTCAACAATAAGGCTGATGATCTTGCTTTAGATCAAATGAAAACAGCCCAGTTTAATTATCAACTTGAGCAAAAGGTTGCAGAGTTAAAAGCGAAAGTGGATGCGGTCAATAAACTCATTCAAGGATACAAAGATGAAGAAAGGGAGCTTGAGCTTAAAGAATGGGAGCAATCGACGATTTATGGGCGTGTTGCAATTGAGTTAGAGCAAGCACTCAAGGGTGGTGAATGATGAAAATATTGGTTGGCATCGACACAGGCGTAAATACTGGTTTCGCTGTTGCAGTAGATGAGGGTAAGGGTGGTGATCTAATTCAAGTTATTAGCCTTACCATTACTCAGGCAATGGCACGAGTTATAGAGTTGTGTGAACTTTATAGTAAATCACAAGTGTATTTATATATCGAAGATCCACGGAAACGCACTTGGTTTACAGGTGGTCGTGAAAAGGCGCAGGGTGTGGGTTCAGTCAAACGTGATGCTCAAATATGGGAGGATTGGTGTAAGGAAAATAAAATTAATTACACGCTGGTCCACCCAAGAGACAACTGTACCAAATATAAGTCAGAAACATTTAAAAAAGTAACGGGTTGGGCAGGGCGTACCAATGAACATGCACGTGATGCAGCAATGCTGGTTCATCGCCGTTATGCGAGGTTTTAAGCATGTCTGAAATATTATCCGATTTAAAAGGTGACCTTCGCTCAATCGCCGAAGTGATTGGCCGTCAGAAAGCGCTGTATTTAGTGAGCCAATGTCCACGTTACAAAGTAGAGAAAAGAACAGGGGTTGGGCAGCTATTATTATATGTACCTCAGGTTAGTCGCTTAAAGGTCGATCATAAGCTAGTGGGTATGGTGGGTTATCAAGATGCGCTTCAATTATGTAAAGTTTTCGGTGGTGAGTTGTTAGTACTCTCTCAGTGTAAGCATATTCTTTTAAAGAATCGCAACCAAGGGATCAAGTCTATGTTGGAACAAGGCTTTACCATCAATGATGTTGCAAAATTCTTTGGACTGCATCCACGTACTGTAAAAATAAGCTCTTTGACTTAGTTGGGAATATCTTAGAGGCCTATACTTCAAGTGAAAAAGTGAATAATGAAATAATTATCCGATTTATCTCAAAATAATTAAAACAACACCATTGAGACTTCAACAGAAATGAGTTGGCATGATTTTTATGAAGCAGTAGTCAAGGCGCTAAACGATTTTCAGTTTTTCATTGCTGGCTTATTGGGAGCAACAGTTGTGACCAGATACCATAAAGAAAGATTGAAAAATGTGTGGGACTACGCCGTATTTATACTTTCAGGTGCAATTACGGCGCATTACCTGACTCAGGTTGTTATTCATCTATTTAAATTAGAACCAATCCATGCAGGTGGTGTTGGTTTTTTACTCGGTGCATTTGGTGGGATGATCATTCAGGAACTCACCACATGGATTAAAACGGGTGCATATAAGGAACAAAACTTCTTTTCTTATTTTGCAGATATCGTGAAAGACTGGCTCAATCGAGGTAGGAAATAATGGATTTCAATACCAACATTACACGTCTTTTACGAGGTGAAGAAGGTGAAAAACTATACGAGTATAAAGATCACTTGGGCTATTCCACGATAGGTGTGGGTCGCTTAATTGACAAACGTAAGGGTGGTGGCATTACATCGGAAGAGTCTGCCTACTTGCTAGGCAATGACATACTGAAGCGCCTTACAGAGCTGGACCTTAAATTACCATGGATCAAGCGTCTTGACGATGCGCGCCGTGGTGTACTGTTATCAATGGCTTTTCAAATGGGTGTTGATGGATTACTTGCTTTTAAGAATACTTTAGAGATGGTACGCACAGGACGCTATGCCGATGCTGCCAATGGTATGCTGAACTCTCTCTGGGCAAGACAGACACCGCAGCGCGCACAGCGCCACGCCGTGCAGATGCGTACAGGCGTTTGGGTGATCAAAGATGGATTCTAAATAATTAATTAATATAGAAATTTATTATAGTTTCTCAAGGTACTTCCACCCACCCACCCCTAGCGGGGGCAAAAACTCGCGGGATTTCATATCTGCGTGAATTTTTAAAATTAAACCATACTACTATATCTCACATGAATAATGGGTTGGAAATTGAGCTTAAATGGCGGAGTCAAAAAAAGGTCAAATCGTAAATAGAACGGGGCTTTCAGAGGTTTTTGGAGTAGCTCTAACAACGATTGATTCTTGGGTTCGCCAGGACTGTCCAGTTGTAGTCCGAGGTCGTGGAAAAGGGCAAGAATGGCAGTTCAATACCGCTCAAATTTCTAAGTGGTTACAAGACAAAGCAGCAGATGAAGCATCTGGTGAAGTACCAGATGATATTGGCCTATTAAGAATTAGAAAACAAAAAGCTGAAACGGAACTTGCTGAACTTGAACTCGCGGAAAAGAAAGGGCAGGTTGCTCTGATTGCAGAGTTTGAACGTGCTCAAGCCATTGCTTTTGGTGTGATCCGATCCAATCTATTAAATATCCCCCAACGAGCCGTTTTACAACTTTTAGGTGAAACGGATGCTCGTATCTTTAAGGAAAAACTCAAAGCTGAAATAGTTCTGGCACTAGAAACAGCTGCAGATGCTGAACTGGAGGATGATAAAGATGACTGATTTATCAATTTTCAGTAATTATTATTCGGTCGTTGATGCACTCAAACGTTCCATGACGCACTTGGTACCGCCACCAGATATAAAGCCAAGTTTATGGGCAGAGCAAAATATTAAGATTCCTGCAGGTAATGCGATACCAGGACCTATTAATTTTGATAATGCCCCTTACCAACGCGGCATGATTGATGCGATCAAAGAGTATGGTGTACGCCGTATCACTTATATGACAGGTGCACAGCTAGGCAAAACTACAATACAGCAATGTGCGACAGGTTACTTTATTGCACATGAGCCAAAATCCCAGATTTTTGTACAACCGACACAAGGTGATGTCCAGACTTTCTTGGAAACCAAACTTCGTCCGATGATTGAGGCCAATAAGTCTATTGCCCAAAAAATGGCAAAGCCACGTAGTCGTGATGGTGTAAATAACAGTCGAATGATTTCTTATATTGGTGGTTGGCTCATGTTCTCATGGGCGGGTTCACCGAAGACCTTACGTTCACGTTCGGCACCTATCACTCATGCGGATGAAATTGACGGTATGGAGGCAACCGCTGAAGGTGATCCAGTTGAATTGCTCTCTCAACGTTCTGCTACTTTTGGTGATCAAGCGCTTAGGACTGAATCAAGTACACCAACTGTAAAAGGAGCAAGTCGTGTTGAATCGGCTTATTATCGCGGTGATCGCCGTCGTTATTATGTACCGTGCCCAAAATGTGGTGATGCTCAATATTTGAAATGGGAAAATGTCTGGTGGGAAGGGCGTCAATCTTCCAATATTCAGGATGCGCGTGAAGATTTAGACCAGGAACATCAAGTTGAAACTGCGGGTTATCGCTGTGAATGTTGCAATGAGATATGGTCGGATGGTGAACGTATTGCAGCTATTCGTAATGCAGAAAAACTAGGCCACGGCTGGAAAGCCGAATTACCCTATAAAGGTCATATTAGTTTTCATGCGCCAGAGATGCTATCTACATTTCGTAAAATGTCGGATATTGTTCAATCCTATTTAGATAAATTAGCATTGGATGATTTACAGGTTTTTGTGAATGTGTCGCTTGGTGAAACTTTTGAGGAAAATGCCGATAAGGTCGACTCTGATTCGCTTAAGGCAAGAGCTGAGGAATATAAAGCCACTGTGCCATTAGGTGGGGTTTACCTTACATGTGGTATTGATATGCAGATGGATCGGCTTGAGCTTGAAATTGTGGCGTGGGGTGTGGGTGAGGAAAGCTGGTCGATTGATTATCGTGTATTGTGGGGAGATCCGCTGGGTGAGGAAGTCTGGCAGGATTTGGACGATGTGTTAGAAGAAACCTATATGCATGAATCTGGATCTCAATTAAGCATATCGGCAGCTTGTCTGGATACAGGTGGTACCAAAGGTTATACCCAAGCAGCCTATGAATATGTTAAAAGTCGCCGTAACCGTAAATTATTTGCTATTAAAGGTCGTGGTGGATGGGGATTGCCTATTGTACAAAGCCCACAGCGTAAACAGTCTGGTAAAGATAAGCGTAAAATTGACTTGTTTATTGTGGGTACGGATGAAGCCAAACTGGTTGTCACTCGTCGTTTGACTCTGGAAAAGGGTGGACCTGGTTATTGTCATTTTCCAATACAACGCGAAACAGATTGGTATAAGCAGCTTACAGCGGAGAAATTAGTTCTTAAATATATTAAAGGTCAACCGATACGGGAATGGCATAAACCAGATCGAGCAAGAAACGAGGGTTTGGATTGTCGTGTGTATGCATTAGCGGCTTTGAAGATCATGCAGCCGAACTTAAAGCGGATTAAGGAGCGGTTGGAGCAACAGGATATAGAACCAACTGTAGAACAAGAGGCCAAAACTGTAAATAATGTGGCCAAAGTCGTGGTACGTAAAAAGGCAAATCCTAATGTGCAAAGTTCGACCACGGTGGTTAAAAAGAAAAAAGTGTTTGGGAACAAAAAATAATTTTATTTGCTAAACTGAATGATCATAAATAATTATGCTAATTCTATGACTATCTCAAAATTAAACAAACATATTGAAAATTATCTAGATTACTATGTTCAAGATACTAAGAGTGAATATGGAATTTTTATTGATGGTGAATGGGGAGCAGGCAAAACATGGTTTATCAAAAAATATATGGAAAAAGGTGAAGCAAAAAATAAAAAATTTATATATGTAAGTCTGAATGGTTTGTCTAGCACAAAACAAATTGATGATGAAATATTTAGAATAGTTCATCCTTTGTTAGGTGGTACAGCCGTAAAAACAGCAAGTCGAATATTTAATGGGGTGGTGAAAGCTACTCTAAAAATAGATATAAAAGGAGTTGCTGATGCAAATGGAGATTTAGATCTATCTTTACCAAATATAAATTTACCTGATTTTTTGAAAATTTCTAATGACTATTTATTAATATTTGATGATCTTGAAAGATGCAAAATTCCTCTTGGTGAAGTTTTTGGTTATATAAATCATTTTATTGAACAAGAAAAATTTAAAGCTATTGTTATAGGTAATGAGTCTAAGTTTTTGGATGATTCAAACATTAAGGAAGTAAAAGAAAAATTTATTGAAACAACGTTTAAATATAAAAGTGATAGTGAAATAGCGATAGAGGATTTTTTGAGTTATATATTTGGTGATAGTTATCCCAAAATTAAACAAGAATTTATTAGAGTCATCATTGAAGTTTTTAATTTATCTGAATTAAAAAATTTAAGATCACTAAGGCAGTCTATAAATAACTTTAAAAGATTTATTGATGAATTAGAATTAAACCTTAAAGATGATGAAAAATTAATATCTCATTTATTGAGGTATTTTTTAATTTTTTCATTAGAGGAAAAAAGAGGGGCTTTAGGAGAAAATGGAAAAATAGATTTATATGGAAATAGTGAATTCATGAATAAATATAATTTATCATTATTTAGTAACTATGTTCTTGATCAAAGGGCTTGGTTAAATATAATAAAATATAATATAATTGAAAAAGATATTATAAAGTTACAGTTGAAATCTAATTATTATGATTTGATTGCAGAAAAGCCAGAATGGCTAAAACTTTGGGATTATCCAAAGTTAAGCAACTCAGATTTTGAAGCGCTCATTAATAAGTTTGAGAAAATTACTATTGATAAAACTTATAATGATGAAGGTACAATAAAGCAAATTATAGGTCTTTTTTACTTTTTTAAGAGTATGAATCTATATAGAGGAGATATTGCAAAATTAACTGAAAGCGCTATAGATAATCTACATTTAATATTAAGTAAAAAAAATTTAAATGATCTTAATAGGTATGAAGACTTCATCTTTGAAAGTGGTTATCTTGGTTATAGAATAGAATACTTTGAAAAGCCAGAATACAAAAGTTTTTTGAATAATTATTATAAAATTTATAAAAATATTTTGATTGAATTGTTAGATTTTAAGTTGGTTTTAGATGGGGTTTTTAACACTGATGTTTTGGAGATTTTGAATAACAACTCTACTACTAATAATTACTATAAAATCCCTGTCTTTAAATATGTTGATATTAATTTTTTTATAGAAGATTTTTTTAAACTTGATTCAAGTGATAGGAATAAAGTTATTAATTCTTTGCTTGAAAGACATAGGTTGTATCAGATTGAAAGCTACAGAAAAATTTTAATTGAAGAAAAAGAGAATATGGAATTACTTGTTAAGCTATTCCAAATTAAAGCTGATGAATTGGGTGGGATTGAAAAATATAATATTGAAAAATTATATCTTGAAAAACTCAAAACTATAGAGTATTAATCTAGCTCTTTCACGCATTAAAGCTCACTATATCAAAAGAAAAAGTGAATAATGAAAAAAAACTGATGATTTCCGAAGATGGCTTGATCAGGCACACTTCGGTCATCATCATTCATGAGTTGCATTCGATTCCCCAAAATTATTACTGCAGGACTCACATTTACTTTTCGTGTGAATCTGACGGCTTATCCTGCCTCAGGTGGTTGGTCAGTAGCCGCATACTTGCGTGGCAATTCAGTCATTGATTTATCTTCACATGCTGATGGTAATCAGCATCTTTTTAATATACCTACAGCAACTACTAAAAATTACAAAGCAGGCCATTACGGCTATTCACTCCGCGCTATCCACAGCTCTGGCCAAGTGGAAGAAATTGATGCGGGTGTTGTTGAGATTAAGACCGATCTGGCAACTATTACCGAAAATACCGACCTTAGAAGCCATGCACGAAAAACGTTAGATGCAATTGAGGCTGTTATTGAAAAACGAGCCACGATTGATCAGGAACGTTATCGCATTAATAACCGTGAATTGTATCGAACGCCGTTTGAAACCTTAGTCAAGTTACGTTCTTTGTATCGTGCTGAAGTATCCAGAGAGCAGGCCAAAGCATCGGGTAAAAGCGTGTTTGGTAAAGTCATTCGTATGCGTCTGGAGTAATGGCCATGTTAAATGTATTCAAACGCCAGATTCCAGAAGTGCCGCATGTTTCCCAGATCCATCAGGGTATAGATAACGATTCACTGGTCAAAAAGGGCAGTCGGGTTTTTCGTAATGCTGTGCGTATGTTTAAGGCGGGTGTAAATGACCGTCTGACCAGTAAGTGGCCATCCACTCCCTTACCAGCGGATTTAATTATTGAGCGTTACCAGCGCATTTTGGTTGCCCGCAGTCGAGAACAATGTGCCAATAATGATTATGGTAAGCAATTTCTACGTTTGTGCCATCAGAATATTGTGGGTCCACAAGGTGTATTGCTTCAGGCACAAATTAAAAATACGAGTGGCAAGCTGGATAACAAAACCAACGATGCCATTGAGGCGGCTTGGGACAATTGGGGTAAAAAACATAATTGTGATATTCAGGGCAAGAAAAGTTGGCGTTCAATCCAGCGCTCTTGTGTGATATCTGCCGCCAAAGATGGAGAATTCTTTGTGCGAATCATCCGGGGTAAAGATGCTGGACCTTTAGGTTTCGCTGTTCAGATGATTGATGCTCAACGTTGTCCAGTGAGTTTTAGTGATAGTCAAACCAAAAGTGGCAATTTTATCCGTCAGGGTATTGAGTTTAATCAATATGGCCGTCCAGTTGCCTATTATTTTGATTCTGCCAATGCTCAGGAAACCCAATATCGCTTTGGATCTGCCAATTATATTCGCGTAGATGCTGAAGATGTGATCCATGGCTATTTAGAGGACATCATCGGTCAAAAGCGTGGATTGCCGTGGACTGCAACCAGTCTGTTTCGTATGAAGCAACTGGCTGAGTTTGAAGATTCAGCCATTGTGAATGCGCGTACATCTGCCAATAAAATGGGTTTCATTCAATGGCGTGACGGTCATGGGCCTGAATTTGATGAAGATGAGGATGAAATTCAAATTGAATCACAAGCAGGTGAAGTTCCTGTCTTACCTGAGGGTGCTGAATTCAAGGAATGGTCACCCAATTATCCTACAGGTGAGTTCTTACCTTTTCATAAAGCCATGTTGCGATCGATGGCAGCGGGGATGGGTGTTCTATATAACAATCTTGCTTCTGATCTTGAGGGCGTGACTTTTTCGAGTATTCGTCAGGGTACATTGGATGAGCGTGAGCACTGGAAAGAGTTACAGCAGTGGCTGATTGAAAGTCTGGTTGAGCCAATTTATAGCGCATGGCTCGAATACTCACTTTTAAAAGGTGCAATTCGTAAAGGCAATGTTCCACTCAAGGCAATTGATATTGACCGTTATAAGTCCGTGACATGGCAGCCACGCCGTTGGCAATGGATTGATCCCTCCAGTGATGTCGCTGCAGCTGAAAAATCTAAAAATAACATGCTGGTCTCACCAGGCTCACTGATTCGAGAACAAGGCCGAGATCCACAAACCGTATGGGCGGAAATTGCCAGAGATACTCGCGCCATGATTGATGTGTTGGTAGAGCAAGGTATTAGTAATGAAACCGCTGAAGAAATGATTTTGGCAAGTATGGGTAAAAAACCAATGGGCGCTGTAGGTCGACCAAAAGAGGGTGTGTGATGAGTAGTATTAATTTTTTAGAAGTAGGACAGAAAGTTAAATTTGATCACGAAAAAAGATTTAACTGGACTGTACAGGCGGTACGAAAGCAATTTGCAATTTTAACTGCAACATTTGCAGGTAAGGGTTATTACACAATTGTGGATTTAAATCGTGAAATTCGCTCAAGTGGTACATCTTGGGCGTTGGCTCATAAGACACAAGAAGACTGTGAGATGTCAATGCTTGCTTTATTCGGCGAACACCCTGAAGGTGTAGATCAGGAATTATCTAGCCGAAATAAAAAACCATTAGTTATCTCTGAAGTAAAAGGAGATAAAGATGCAAGTTAATCGATTAAACCATGCAGTTGCTTTAGCTGGGTTTATTATGCAACGTGACGCCTCACAGACCAAACCATTACCAGATTTTAACAAAGACAAACTGGTTCGTAGTTATGTTGTTGATGATTTTAAGGTTGATCTTGAAAAGCGAACAGTTGAGCTTTCATTTTCTAGTGAATCAGAAGTTGGGCGTTGGTTCGGTGTTGAAATTTTAGATCATAGCCAAGGTGCCATTGATTTATCCCGATTAAATAATCGAGCGCCGTTCCTAATGGATCACAATTCGCGTGATCAGGTGGGTGTGGTTGAAAGTGCGTGGCTGGATGTATCCCAGCGTAAAGGCCGTGCCATCGTTCGTCTGAGTAAATCAGCGCGTGGTGAAGATATTCTGCAAGATATTAATGACTTAATCCGTACAAAAATTAGTGTGGGTTACATCATTAACAAAGCCATTCTGAAAGAACAACGTGAACATGACGATGTGTATTTGATCACATCATGGCAACCTTATGAAATTTCATGTGTTTCGATTCCTGCCGATGATGATGTTGGTGTCGGGCGCTCAAATGAAAAACTGAATAATGAAAATAAACCAGGCATTCAACAGAATGAACCTATAGCAATTATTCCAGCGAATCAGCAAAGAGCAAATCGTATGAATTGGGAACATTTTACAGATAAAGACGGTAATTACTGCCGCCAACAAGTCAATGATAAAGGTGAACGTTTCGGAGCAATTGAGATTGTTCGGGCAGCAGATGATACCGCCACACGTGGTGCTGATCTGGAACATACTCGTGTTCGTGATTTGCTCGCTTTGGGTAAAAAATACAATATGCCTGAACTCGCTGCAGAGTTTGTTGAACAGCGCAAATCACCAGCTGAATTCCAAACCGCTATCTTAGACAAAATTCATGAACGTCAGGGTAAACCAATTACTGAACCTACAAAACCCAATGATGCCAATTTGGGTTTGAGTGATGATGAAGTACGTAACTTTTCATTATTCCGTGCCGTTCGTGCATTACGTCCAAATGCCACTGCTGCAGAGCGTGAAGCAGCTGCATTTGAGTTTGAATGTAGTGAAGCAGCACAAAAAGCTTATGGGCGTACTGCACAAGGTATTTTAATTCCATCAGACGTGTTAGGTCGCTCTTTACCAAAAGATATGCAGCAACGTGCCTTTAATTTGGCGGGCGGAACTGGTTCGGGTGGGACTTTATTGGGTACCGATCATCGTGGCGATATGTTTATCGAGCTACTACGTAACCGAACCACGATTATGCAATTAGGTCGTCATATGTCAGGTTTGGTGGGGAATGTTGAAATTCCTAAAGCGACTGGCGGTGCTACAGCGTATTGGGTGGGTGAAGGTGATGATGTTACTGGGAGTAATCCAAGCACGGGTCAACGTGAGTTGAAACCAAAAACTGTTGGTTCTCGTGTTGATATTACCCGTAGTTTATTACAACAAGCGTCACCTGATGCTGAAAGTCTGGTTTGGGATGATATTAATCAGGCGATTGCTTTGGCAATTGATAAAGCGGGTTATTACGGCTCAGGCACTGATAAACAACCATTAGGCTTGAAGAATATGTCAGGCATTAATGCTGTGCCATTTACAGCAGTAAATCCGACATATGCAGAAATTGTCAAAATGGAAAGTGAAATTGCTGCAGACAATGCCAATGTTGATCGCATGGCCTATGTCATGAATTCTCTAATGCGTGGCCATTGTAAAACTACACCAAAATTTGGCTCTGGTACTGAAAGTGTAATTTGGGAGTCTGGCAATACTGTCAATGGTTATCGTACTGAAATCACCAATCAGATTGAATCGGGTGATATTTTCTTCGGTAATTTCAATGATCTCATTATTGGCTTGTGGGGTGGGTTGGACATTACGCTTGATCCTTATTCACTGAGCTCAAGTGGTGGTCTACGTATTGTTGCTTTCCAAGATGTCGATTTTGTGCTGCGTAATAATGAGTCGATCTGCTATGGCAAGAAAGTAGCTTAACGCTACTTTCTATTCTGGTTTTATATTTCTGGATAGTCCTATGAAAACAATTGTAATTGCACTAACAACAGCCGTCGTGATTTCAGGTGAGATTCACAAAGCAGGCGATCAGATTGAGGTCGATGAAGCTTTGGCCAAAGATTTATTAAACCGTGGACGTGGCACATTGGTTGAAGCTGATCATGAAGATAATCAGGATATTGAAATTGATCTAGCTAAAATGACCAAAGCTCAATTACTTGAGTTTGCACAGCATGAGTATGAGCTCGAACTTGATGCATCACTCACCAAAGAAAAGTTGATTGAAGCAATTCAAGCTGCTGCGGAGACAGAATAATGCCAGCGCCAAGTTGGGAAGATCTGGATGTCTTTTTACAGGATGATGCTGCAGGTGGATTTGCAATTGCAGTCACCGTAACACTTAGACGTTCAGGTGAAGAGCGGGTGATCAACGGTATTTTTGATGAACCTTATCTAAATGCCCAGCTTGGTGAGTATGAAGTAGATGATGCCCAACCACGTTTTACGTGTAAAGAGACAGACGCGGCTGGCATACGTGCCAAAGATATTCTGGTAATGAACGGACGTGAGTTTTATGTCATGTCATATCCACAACAGGATGGCACTGGATTGTGTATTTTAAAGTTGGAGCCTGGAGATGATCCGACTTGATATACGTGCCGATGGTATTCAAACCATTGTTGATCAGTTACAGCCGAGTCTGAAAGATGCACAAATTGCGTTAAAACGGACTTTAAACAAAATGGCCAGTTGGCTCAGTACTCGAACAGCCAGAGGCTTGAGCAAAGAACTGATGCTGACACAAAAAATTATTCGCCGTCGATTAAAAAAGAGCAGTATCACCCAAACCAGCACAGGATTTTCGATCCGTTTGTTTTATGGATTAAATGACGTGTCATTGATTCATTTAAACCCAAAGCAAACCAAAACAGGGGTGACAGCCAGTAAACGTAAAGTTGATGGTGCATTTATTTCTAAATCTAAACATCAGGTGTTTAAGCGAACAGGTAAAGCAAGGCTACCCATTGAAAAGCAGGTCGATGTAATTAAGGCTAAAGCTGATAGTTACCTCGAAGGTACAGAATTCAATTCAGTCAGTTTTGAAGAACAGTTTTTTAAGATTCTGGAGCATGAGCTGAAATGGCAAATGAAATGGATGGGGTAGATCTTACTATTTTGCATGACACCATTGAGCTTAAGCTTAAAGCGCAATTTCCTCAATTTAAGATTGTTGAATTTTATCGCGAGGAAGAAGAACGCCGTGCGCCAAAAAAAGAACTTTTACCTGCGTTGCTGCTGGATTTAACAGAGTTTGAACTAGATTCTGAAAATGACGCAGGATCAGAGCAATTACCTTTGATTGCCCGTTTTGAAGCGAGAATTATTGATACTTTTGATCAAGATAAAGCCAAGCTCAAAATCAGAACACTGGCAACACAACTGGCCTATTACATGTTTAAAAATAAGCGTTTTCATGCGCTCAATAATGTGGCTGTTGGACCAGTCAGCATAGATGCTGTAACACAGGATGATTTTTTCCCTGAGCTTGATCGTTTTGAAGTGTGGCGTATTGATTTTTCCATGCAAATTTTAATTGGTGACAATATCTGGAAACAAACAGGCGAAGTGCCTACATCTGTCTATAGTCATTCGCCTCACATCGGTTTTGGTCATGAAGATGATTATAAGGAGATTGTATGAGTGCTTATGCTGCTGCACAAATAGATCGAATTGTAGGAAATCTGATTCGATTTGGTCGCATCGATGCTGTTGATTATGAGTCTGGTACCGCAACAGTCGATTTTGATGGGGAGATTATTGAGGGCTTGGTCTGGGCAGTTACACGGGCAGGTGATGACCGAGAATACCATGCGCCAAGCAAGGATGAGCAAGTGTGTGTGCTATCGCCAAGCGGAGATTTAGCACAAGGTGTGATTGCTTTTTCAATTTCTCAAAACCGATTTCCTAATGCTGGCAATAATCAAAATCCTAAAACTATTTATGCAGATGGCACGGTGGTCGAGTACGACAAGGAAGCACATACATTAACTGTGGATTGTAGTGCATCTAGTGGGACGGTCAATTTGACATGTGCCAATGCTAACGTAATTGCAAGTTCAGCTATTTTGTTTGATACCCCTGAAGCTACATTTACGGGAAATTTGACTGTTCAAAAAAGTATAAATGTCAATGGAACTCTAGGTGTGAAGGGCGATTCGACTATAGCTGGAAATGTAGCGCTTACGGGTAATAGCATCAAACATGATGGTAAAGAAATCGGTTCAGGTCATACCCATAACAAAGTTCAGCCTGGTAATGCAAATTCAGGGGATGTGAATTAATGGGTATGAATCGTGATACGGGAAGAAATGTAGAAGGAATTGAACATCTGCAGCAATCTATCATCGATATATTGACCACGCCCATTGGTAGTCGTGTAATGCGACGTGATTACGGTTCACGTTTGTTTGAGTTGATTGATGCACCA